AATGGCCCCGCCAGTGTCGGTGGTGGTTCGTCGTATCGCTAAACAACTCATGGCAATGTCTTTGTGTGAGGCATCCCACTCAATGCGGCCACCTTCAATCACATCAATCATTTTCAGCACCAAACGGGTTTTACTGCCAACACTGTAATGAATCGCCGTGGCCTCACGCGGGAACAAGGTACTGATAGAGTCGAACACCCCAGCACCAATGCCAGTGGTATCAACGCCAATGTAAGTCACCCGATAACGTGCATACACCTTTTGAATTTCGCTAACGTGATGGGCAAAGTTAAGCCCTCGCCAATAATGTTTTTCGAGTACGCGGAACTTTTCACCTTTCTTTTCACCTGGTGCAACCACAACCAAGGTCGCATTATCGCGGGTGCGTGATGGGTCATAACCTAGCCACACTTCACGGTTGCCAAATGGCCGCAAATCATTGGGTTTATGATCCTGCCATCGAGCCGCATCAACCATGCATTTTTCAAGGTCGCTGAACTTAAATACACTGTCAGCATCATCAACAAACACGCACATAAACAAGTTGGCAAAATCATCGCCGTTGTATTCATCGCGCAGTTCATCAATATCAAATAAGCCGCAGCCGCCAGCCAATGCATCTTCAATAGTGACCACAAAGCGCCACTGTTTATCTGGGCATAATCGGCCACGGTCGCGCATGGCATTAAAGGTGGGAAACTCAACCTCTTCACGGTCGGGTTTACCTTGGCGCCAATGGTCGCCCGTCCAAAATGAATAAGCGGGATGGGCCTTAGTCGATGGGGTTGAAAAGTAGGTTTTACGCCAATTCTTATGGGTCGCCATGGCAGAGGCTAATTTGTTTAATACATCAAACTTGCCAATCCAAAAGTATTCATCCACATACACATGGCCGTGGTAACTCTGCGCCGTTTTGCTGTTGGTACTTAAAAACCGCAATTCGGCATCACCGTGTTTGGTGTGCAACACAATTGGGTTGCCGGTTAATTCAATTTCGAAAAACTCTTGGGCAATGGCAATAATGTAACTGCGGAACACTTCAGCTTGCGAGCGTGAAGCTGACAAGAATATTTGCGGATCCCCTGTTAATACCGCTTGCTCGAATGCTTCACCCGCAAAGTAATAGGTTGCGCCTATTTGACGGCTTTTTAGAATGTTACGAATACGCTGATGCAAATTTTCGTGCATGGTTTTTTGGTATTCAAACAGCGATGCGTACCAGGTGCCAAAGTCTTCAGCGTCTAAATGGCTAACATCGTTTTTGCGCTTGCGGCCTTTACGAGGTTTATCGTCATTACCAGAGCGTTCGCCACCGTTGGTACTTTTGGTGCCACTACCTTTATTACCAGACTTGGAACCAGAACCAGAACCAAACGAATGGCCCTCGCTGATTAGCCGCTGCTTTTTCAACTTCACATGCTTTTCAATCAGCATGTCGAGCTCTTTTATTTGATTACCTGATTTGTCCTGAATATCCGACAACATCACAATGCGGCGCGCAATGGCCTCGTCTACTTCTTCCTCTCGCAGTAAATCACGCCAGCCGTATTTATCGGCCCAGTAGTACACCACCCGATTATTGGGCAGGGCTAACTCGTCCCGAATTTCATCAGGGGTGTGTCTGCGTAAATAAAGCCGTTTTGCGGCTTCACGAATTTCAGGAGAGTAGGCCATATCACTCAGGGTTAATGATTAATATTGCCAGTGTATTGACTATCGCGGCACTCATAACGGACTAAATATCGGCTCAGTTCCGATATTGCAAAAATCGGAATTACACCGAAGTTTGCCAAGTGATTGCACCTTGTCAAAGCCGTAAGCTGTAGGCCTAAACAGCATTTACGCATTTATCGACTTTAGGCAGGCAAACACATGGGCAAGCAAACTGGATGGGTTATCGCAGCAACCGAAGGCGCAACAGTCGACGGTCGCACTATCACCAAACAGTGGATTGAAGACATGGCCGCACAATATTCAGTGGATGAATATACTGCCATGATTTGGCCTGAACATTTCCGTTCATCATGGGCACCGTTTGAGGGTAAAAACTGGGGAATAGTAGATGAAGTCAAAGCCTCAACTAAAGACGGAAAACTGCGTTTATATGTCAAGTTAACCGCCAACGATTACTTATTAGCAGCTAACCAAGAAGGTCAAAAGCTGTTTATGTCAATCGAGCCAAACATTGATTACAAAGGAACGGGCAAAGCCTATTTATCGGGTATTGCCGTAACCGACTCGCCTGCATCAACTGGTACAACCCGCCTTAAGTTTTCAGCCGGTGACAATCACCACGACCACGAATACAGCCAATTAGAAGAGTTACAGCAAAGTGACTTCATTACGGAACAAGCAACGCCTACGGAACAGGGCTTGTTTGCCATGCTACGCAATTACTTTAATAAGCCAAACGCGGCAACCGACCCAACCGAGGAACCAGCAATGGAAAAAGCACAATTTGACGCCCTAATGGGCAAGTTTGAAACCTTTGGCAGCAAGTTAACAGAGCTTGAAACCAAAGTTGACACCTTTGGCAAAAAGCCAGAAGCAACTGGTACCGAAAAAACTGAAATTGATACCACCACAGTGACTGATAAAACAGACGAGCCAGGTGTTAGTGCTGAACAGTTCAGCAAAGTTGAAACCCTATTAACCGGACTAACAGAAAAGCTCGGTGCAATGGAAACCAAGTTCAATGCGCTAAGCAAAGAAACTGCAGGCCAAGAGCCTGATCCAGCAGGTCTAGGCGAATCTTACTCAGTGGTTTAAGACCCACTAAACCACTTTAGTCATTTATTAGCAGCGAGATAGCATCATGAATTTAACACCAATTGCACTAGCCTGTTTGCTTGCATATAGCTCGAACATGGCCACCGGATATCAAACACCAGACGTGAGTAAGCAATTTAGCGTTACTGGCCCAATGGAAACCAAACTGCGCGCCGCCATTCTTGATTCAGTCGAGTTTTTAAAACTGATCACCACAATGGATGTTGACCAAATTAAAGGTCAAGTTGTTAGCGTAGGCAACACAGGTATTGCCACAGGGCGTAAGTCTGATGGTCGTTTTACTTCAGGCCAAGATGTTAACGGTAATACCTATGAACTGGTCGAAACTGACTCTTGTGCCTTTGTCGGTTGGGGCACATTAGCAGTATGGGCCAACGCAGGCAGTGAACGTCAATTCATGAAATTAATGAGTGAAAACGCCACTATGCGTTTTGCCCTCGACATTTTACGCATTGGCTTTAATGGTACTTCTGCCGCAGCAGACACAGATCCTGTTGCCAATCCGCTTGGGCAAGACGTTAACAAAGGCTGGCATCAGTTAGTAAAAGAGAAAGCGCCTGATCAGGTAATGACTGACGCGATTTACTTTAACCCTGATGCAACAGGTGTTTTGAAAGATGGTGAATACAAAACATTAGACGCCATTGTTACCGAAGTTAAGAACACCTTGATCCCTGAACAATTCCGCAACGACCCACGCTTGGTTGTATTGGTTGGCAGTGACTTAACCGCAACAGCTCAGACTAAGTTGATGAACCAAGCAGACAAGCCAACCGAACGTGTTGCCGCGCAAATGATGGATAAATCCATTGGTGGTTTAAAGGCATACACACCACCGTTCTTCCCAGGTAAACGCCTAGTGGTGACATTGCTTTCAAACTTGCATTGCTACACCCAAAAAGGCACCCGCTCGCGCAAGTCTGAAAACGTAGAAGACCGTAAGCGTTGGGAAGACAAGTATTGGCGCTTTGAAGGGTATGCAGTTGATGAAATGCAGGCATACGGTGCAATCGATGAAGCTGCAATGAATATTGGCGCAGCCCCAGCAGTTTAACCCTATCACTAGGCACTCACTGAGTGCCTAGTTAATCCTTTATCAAATAGCTAAATAGGACATTGCCATGAGTGCCATCGCTAATTTTAAAAAACGCCGTGCAGCAGAAAAAGCTAAACAACAAAATCCATCAAATCAATATGCAGCATCAACGCCAGCACCAGAGAACGAAGCGCTTTGGTTATTAGGCAAACTGTTCAATTGTTCGAACGAACTAGCCATTGGTGTAGCAGAAGCGTTTGTGGGTAAAGGCTTACACATTGTTGATGATGAAGTGCATATGTTCGAACCAAATCCGCACTATGTAGATCACACTTCTGGCAAAGACCAAACTGTGATTACAGAAGCCACCGAGCAGCAAAAAATCAATGCTGAAGTAGGTGTGAATCTAGTTGAAACCCTAAAAAGCCTTCAACAAGAAAAAGCTGAGTCAACTGACAGCGTGAACGATGCAGCTGACAAAGTAGAACAAAGCGCCAGCGCAATTGACGACAGTGCCAATGACTTAGCCTACAGCGCTGACAGTATTGCCAATTCAGCGAACGACATTAAAGAAGCGACAGCAGAGCTAAAAAAGCCGTCGGCGGCGCCCGCATCCTCGCATGGCGAGAAAGCCGTCAAGCCAAAAAACAACTCGAAAAAGTAAGCGCTACAAGTAACGGCAAATATGCGCCAAGCCTGCACTTACAACTGATCGAACTTGAAACAGATTTAAAACGGCTAAAAGCCTTTGCAAGACGCAGCGACAAGGTAAGCCATAAACGTGATGTGTTACTGCCCAAGTGGCTACCCATTACAACCGACTATTTAGCTGCACTTGCCGCTAACAACCAAAAGGACAAAGTAGATGATCATCCTATTTTTGCTTACTGCATTGTGTGGCTGTTTGATGTTGGTGACCTTGGCCGAGCTATTGAACTGGCGTTTCGCGCTATCGAACTGGGGCAACCAATGGCGGGCAGCATTCGCCGTCAGTGGGCAGGTTTTATTGCCGACACGGTATTTGATTGGGCAGAAGTGCAAGCAGAAAACGGCAACAGTATTGAACCGTATTTCAGCATGGTGTTTAAGCGCGTGGTTAACGATTGGAAACTGCCAGAACCGGTTACCGCAAAGTTTTACAAGTTCGCGGGGCTGGCATTACTGCGCACATCTAACGGCGACATTAAACCAACACAAATTGGCGACATTAGCCGCTTGCAACAAGCTGATGCGTTACTCGAAAAAGCGGCCAGTTTGCACAAGCATGCCCAGGTGAAAACAGTAAGAAACAAAATTGATATGCGAATACGTGCGTTAGAGGCTTATGGGTCACAAGAAAGTGGCTCACAAGAACAAGGCCAATAACGTAAGGGACCAACTCCCAACCCTCCAGTTCGCTAGCTGAGTGTTTAACAGGTGACTGTTAATAACCACTGTGACGCTAACCGAACTGAACCCAATTAACACAGGTGATGTATGACATTTGGATTTGAAGCCGGACAACAACAAAGCATTGCTATCGACACAGATAGCGGCTGGCCTGCATTGTCAACGGGTGAATTTCGCCAGCATCGTCGCATCCCTGAATATTTTGAAGAATCAGTATTAGCTGATTCGCTCAATCGTAGCGTGGCAGAAATACAGCAGCAATTGCTTAGTTTCATCATGACAGCACAGGGAACGGAAGCCCCTTTTGCCTTAGACGCCAGTCTAGCGCCTGATTTCAGTGCGCAGCAAATTAGCATTTACCGCGGGGCTGTTTATGCCCGTTCTCATGCCGATTTGCTGGGCTATTTTTCTGCTGTTGACCAAAAAGAAGCAGGCAACAACAAAGCCAGCGACGAAGCACAGCAAGACGCCATATTAGCGCAATCAAACCGCTCAGTACGTTTATTGATGGGCCTTGGACGTGCCGGAGTGCATTCATTATGAGCATTCAAACTAAGACCCAGTTGCAGCTATTGGCCGAATTTTTACTCACAAGCTTATCGCCAATTGTTAAAGCCAACGATCTCGATGCATGGCAAGAAAACGGCACATTAATACTCAACGGTGAAGACAAAGGCAGCGAAGGCTATCAAGTCGCGAAGTGGAAACACAACGCCGTGATTGCACTCGAACGCTTCCCGCACCGCCGCATTAACCCATACAACCTATTAGCCATGGTGGCCGCATTTTTAATTGACAGTAATTGGGCCCGTGATGAATACGGCCTAGATGATCCACAACTGGATATCGACGTGGTGAGTAAAGACCACGCCACAGTATTAATTGAAGTGCAGTTAATGGATGACATTGAACTGCTACCAGATGACAACGGCCCAGTGTTTTTTAACGGCGAACGCTACCGTGTGTCATTAGTGCCATTAAACATAGCTGAAACCGTTGATGTGCAGCAGAAGGGGGCAGAATGAGCTTAGTTATCACCCCAAACAAACAGCAAGCATTGAGCATAAAGCATCAGTTGATACTGCAATCACTGCCCGCAAACAAGCGCACTCGTATTTTAAAAACACTGGGGCGATACGAACGCGCATTAGCACGCAAACGGATACGTACTCAAACCACGGTTGACGGCACTCACATGGCCAGCCGCGCCGATGGTAAAAAAGCCAAGATGCTTAAACGCATGGGCAGAACATTAGAACCTTACGTGAAAAACGCCAACCGTTTAGAGCTTAAGCATAAAGCGGGACTAACAGGCCGAATAGCTGCGTTGCATCAAGACGGTGGCACAGAGTCAATGAGCGCCAGCCGCATGGCACGCATTCATGGCAAACCAGACTACAAAGCTGCCGCAACACGCAGCCAAGCTAAAGCGCTTATTGCATTGGGTTATAAAACCAAAAAAGCCAAAGGCAAAGGTTACCGTCGCGCAACCATAAGCGAAATCACGGAAAACCTAAGCCAAGGCAAAGCGGGTGTGATTTTGTCGGTACTGCGCGACAAGCCAAATAAAAACCGTTGGCCAATACCCGTTAAAGCGCGTCCGTTCTTGGGTGACACGACCCCAAACGTACAACGTGAATTAGTAAAAATCATTGACCATATCAACAGCAAAAGAGGCTAACCATGGCACTAGGTAAAGTACAAGTTAACAATTTGAATCTCGGCCAAGGTGACATTGCCGCCATCGAACGCCACTTTCTATTTATTGGTCGTGCGGGTTCAGTAGGTGAAGAAAGCCAACTGTTTAGCGTAAACGCCCAAACGGATCTTGAAGACGCATTAGCCGACAGTGCCCTGCGCGCTCAAGTGATTGCGGCGCAATTAAATGCGGGGCAAAACTGGACGGCTGCAGTTTATCCACTGGCAGACGGTGAAGACGTATTTGAAGCGATTGATCGCGCTAACGAAGTGCAAAG